GTAGAAAGTTTGGGTTGATTGGGTTTGTATCTGTAACTGCCATAATATTATTTATCCATAACAAAAAGCGGAGACAAAAAAAGAGGCCCTCAAGGGGCCTCTAGGCGGGGTGTATCTATTCGATTACATTAAGTTAGCAATCTGAATAGAACGGTAGTAAAGGTTTGTCTGAGCGGTTAATGCACCCTGTGTGGTTGCACTTGTACCATCAGCGAATGGATTAGATACGAGACCGTAACGAGTCTTGAATCCAATTTTTGGCTGGAAGGTACCAGTATCAACTGCTCTGACCATCTGTAGTGGTACATATGGGCAATAGAACAGACCAGCGTCATAAGCATTTGAACCCTTATATCCTACTACAGCAAACTCATTTGTTGAGCTTACTGGGAAATATGGGTCAATGTAGACTCTGATACGTCCAAACATTGTACCAGCAAATGTGTTACCTGTGTCATCTACGGTTAGATTGACTTGAGATTGTAACGCAGAGTTATAGTCAAGTAGACCTGCCATAGCGAGGGCAGAAGCAACATCAGATGAACAAATCATCATGTTACCTTTTCCTCTACGAGTCAACTTGGCGATTGCGTTAGCTTCACGTTCTATCTGGAACGCAAGACCTTTTACTTTCTCAACCATCCAACGACCGTTTGAATCTGTGTCTAAGTCAAACTTACCACGAGTCGTTGTACCCACTTGAGCACCTTGTACAGCAGTTTGATAGATTGTACGGATTACTTCACGGTTTATCTCAGCAAGAATTTCTGCTGAAAGAATGTTAGAAAGTTCTGTCTCTGCATCAAGACCGTGTACTGCTTTTAAGTCTTGAGCAAGTTCCATAGAATACTCAGCTTTGAGTGCTCTTGTTCTTGCAGTTACAGTTACTTTCTCAATTGAGAATGCCATCTCATGGAATGTGTTAGCAGCGTTGCCATCACCTAAAGATTCTGCCTTAGATGTTGTCATTGCTTTATTTGGAGCTGCGTTAGAAGTAAATACAGCAGTTGGCGGTGTTCCACCTGCAGCAAGTGCTGTTTGAGCACCATCTACACCAGCGAAGCCTGTGTTAGCCTCGTTGTAGAAAGCCTCTGTACCATCTTGTGTGTCAAACTTTGATCTCATTGCAAAGATAAGACCTGTAGGTCCAGTCATTGGCTGAACACCGCAGATGTCATATGCAATAAGGTTTGGTAAACTTCTTCTTACTAATGAAATGAGAATTGGGTCAAAACCAGCAACTGGTGTGGAAGCGGAACCTCCGAAACCAGCGATACCAGCATCACCTTGAGAAGCAGAGTTTGTTGGAACTGCCTCTGAAAGAACTTGACCAGACTTCGCCATTTCTGTGGCTTGGTTCTCAAGAACCACAGCGGTTACGGCTTTCTTGTACTTGTCCTCAATCTTTGGTAGATCAGGATGGTCAAGAACTCCTTCCCACTTTTTTTGTAACGATTCTGAAAGATACATCTTTTTCTCCTACGTTTAGTTTAAATTAATTCTTTGTTTGTGATATAGCCTTAGAAACTGCATCTACGAATGGGTCATTAGACACTTTCTTATCTGCATCTGTTTCTACTTTTTCATTTAGAGTTTCTTCATCAGCTTGCTTTACTTCTGATGGGAAATAATTCTCACGAATGGTTTGTACCTTCTCTCTGAACTCTTCCTCTGTGGAAAAATCTACACTTTCTGCAAGTGATTTGATTTTCTCTTCTTGAGTGTCGGTAAGACCTTCGCATACTTCAGCGGTGATTTCATTTTGCCTTGCAGTTACTAATGCTTTGGCAAACTCCATACCTCTTTCCATTTCCTCGTCAAGCTGGGATTCTAAAGCCTCAACTCTTGTGGCTAATTCATCTACTAAGTCAACTTTCTCTTCAGGTACATCAATGTAGTGCTCTGCAAATAGGTTTCTTAGACCTGATATAAACTCTTCTGTGAGTTCTGCACGGAGACCTGACTCTACAGCTATCTGATTGTCCGTCATCCACTGCTCTACGACATAGTTAAGATATTCGTCAACTTTTTCTGTTAATTCTGTTTTTATTTCGGTAACAGCCTCTTCAAACTTCGTGGCATATTGCCCCTCAATCTCTTCTACGATTTGTGTTACTCGGTCATTTACACGAGCCTCATAAATTGTAGATGCTTTCTTTTTAAAGTCTGCTGATACATTATCGTCTTCTGCAAAAAGAGATTCGACATCCTCAGAAACTTCTTCTTTCATCTTCTCTTTCTTTTTAGCTAAGAAATCTTTAAGACCTTGAGGCATACCTTTTTCTTGTATTACCTCTTCTTCTTCTGCCTCTGTTTCTTCCATCTTAGCAGATGCAGCTGAAGGTTTTGTCTTTATGGTCGCTTGATTCTTTGCAGAATTATCTGGCGCCATACCAGAGGCATTGATCTTATTTGAATCGTCATCTGGTTTGTTGTTAGAAGGTGTTGGTCCGCCTAAGTCTTGCATACCACCTACTGATGAGGTATCAACTTTAGGCATTGGCTCGGAAGGTGCTTTTGCCTTGCTTTGAGCGAGGACTTCAGCAGCTGCTTCCATGAGTTGGTTTTTATTCTCTGACATCTGAGTTATCTCCTTTTATGCAATATTTATAAATTTAAAGTTTTCTAAGGTAATTTTCAAATAATTTTAGAGCAACATCTTCGATTTCGGCTTTTGTCGCTCTCTTAATCTGTTTCTTTGCTTGTTCAAAGTCAGCTTCTACGAAATGACCTTCTACAAACATCCACTCTTTGTTTTCCATTATGCCATTAACAAAGGCACCTGGCGCAGAGGGGTCAGCAACAATGTCAGCAGCCGTAGCAAGTTTCAAATCATCTTGCACCAAATTATATCCTTCTTTCTGTGGTTCTAAAGAACCAAGAGCTCTTGATGAAACACCTACACTTACATCATTGTCAATAAAATTCTTAACAATCTGTCCGTATGGTGTCTCTAAGATTTTTGCTTTTCCGTAAAATGTGTTACCATCTTCCTTGAGAGAAACGATTTTATGTGATACTCTTTCAAGATTAATCGTTGGTGTATCAGGATGACCTAACTCACCTAATGCACGATTGCCCTTAATAAACTCTTCGTTATATCGGTTCACTTCATTACGAAGCGTATCCATCTTATACATACGATTATTTTTATTTACTGTATCACCAACAAGAAACGTGCCTTCAATATAAAGACTTTTCTTTCCGTTCTCTTCCTCAATAAGTTGTGTTTTTACGTTATGCGTAGTTTCTGATATGAGTTTCATTTAATTACTCGCTTGTGTTAATTAGTGGTGGGTCATAAGTTGCAACTTTACCAAGTTCTAACAGAACGCTACCACCAGTTACAACCGTAACATATAAACAATTATTTGAATTGTTTGCTATAGCTGAAAAATCTGTATCAAAGTCTATTTGACCTTGACCATGCAATTCAAGAAGTGCGTTAGGTCCTTTTGTAATTAATATATTACCATTTGTAGACCATGAACACCTTTTAATTGTAATATCTGATAACGCTTCGCTTGTGCTCTGTATTGATGCTAATGTGTTTATATTAGCTGTACCGATACCCACGGTTCTAAGTGTTGTAGGTCCTCTTAATTTTTTTGTGATTTCTGTAGATATAGCCATTTTACCTTAGTCCTAGTGATGCACGCCTTCTCATTGATAACTTTCTCTTTAACATTGATCGGCGTAGTTTAGCTCTCCTTGTTGTTTTCCAAGACCTTTTTAAAAGTCTTGCCTTCTTAATTCTTTCAGTAGCGGTAATTCGTTTTACTTGACCGCCTTTTCCTGTTGCACGATAACCTTTGATGCCAGACCTAATTCTATTTCTTTGTACTGTTATTCTACCTTTCGCATCTCTGCGAATACGTCTTCTAATTCTTTTTACACGACCTATTTTAACTACGTTTTGTTTTGCAGTTATCTCATTTAGATGTCCTAAAAGTTTATCTAAATTCATCTTCTCGCCTTAAAAGCAAATTTAGCCGCTTTAAGTAAATGGTCAGGACTCTTATGAACCATGGCAGACAATTTCTTTTTATTCTCATCATTTACTTTCTTATGCACACCTACAATTGCAGAAGCTGTGAAGTGATCAATACTTCTTGATTCACCATTTGCAAACTTTACACTTTTTTTACCTCCATCTTTTACGATATCGTGTAAATGATCCATGACTTGTTTACCTTCTTCTAAGTAATCTGTAAATGAAAACACTTCTTCCTCTGCTTGCACTATGTTATCCATACCTTTGCCATAAGGCACAGTAACATACTTGTCTAAATTTTTATTGTAATACATTGCAACCTTTATGCCACCTGGATATGGCCTGATTGCTTTCCTTTT